CGGCACTCTTAATACGAAGTGTCGACTTAATTGCATCTTTATTGTTATTAACATAATTTAATGGGATACTTCCGAGAGCATAATCTTTTTCCATGACATTATAAATGAATTTACTATTCATAGTCATTCCAAAAGATGCTTCTTCGATAATATCCAAAGTTTGATGATAATCTTCCAATCTTAGTGAGAAACCATTTTCTAATACAAGATAGCGCTCTATTAGTTCAGAATCTTCGATGATGTGTGGCTCGTCATCTTCAATCTGCTCTAAAAGGTACATATCTTTGAGTATTTTCGCTATAATTCTAACATTTTTATGTTTATTTTTATAGAATTTATGGTTTAATTTTCTAATAAATGAATGCTGCAATCCATTTTTATAAGATTCAACTAGATTAGACAAAAAGATACTGGAGCGGTCTTCTAGGCTACTCTTCTTTGATCCAGGTAAATCACCGTGGCATTCTCCAAAAGATTTCATTATTACACCTAAGTTAAGTACTGCGTGTAATTTTCCATAAATATCTCTTACTGGGGAATGCTTTAAAAATTGTAAATGGTGATAAGTTTTACAGTGATCTAACGTGACAATGTAACCGGCTCTCTCACAAGCTTTGATGATATCATCATCTTTACTTAGTGAAATGGAGATGCCGTTACATATGTTGGCTAGATTATTGATCAAAGTGGTTAACGTTGACCCACTCATAAGAGCGGGTTCTAGAAACTCCAATTTAATGTACTTCTTTTTGTGTTTTTTCTTATTTATTATTTTATCAGGATGTTTAATCACTAGTGATCTATTACACTGATTAATTATTGTCCTAAAGCGTTTATGGTATTTTTTAGGCAAAAGCCATTCCAATTTGTAGAACAATTGAGGTGTGTGTGATGTGTCACAAGTTGATATATCTAGGTTATACATTCTAACTTTTCCGTCGTTGTCACGGATAGCTAAACATGCATCGTCACTGAAATATACAAAATAATATTTTACACTAGGATTTATTAATTCAGAGAAAACACGACTTAAGTCAGCAGGTCGTGGGTACATACAAAACTCAATAATAGTATCTTTAAAATGTAATCGGTTTTCATGTAAGGCGGTTTTCATGTGTTTGGTTATTATTGCACCTTGAAGTGAATTGACAACAGTTAAGTCACCTATCATTCGGGGCAATTTGCCAGTTTTTGCTATTTCGTCTTTTTTGACTTTAGCAATAACATCTTTATGCCAAACTTTATTGAAGAATTTACAATTCCAACCTAATTCTTTGAAAGCCATTTGTCTTAATTTTTTCTTTGCATGTGGCTCGTTAACAAGAGTTTCTAATTCTTGCAATTCAGCACTAAGGGACATGTTGCTTTTAATGTGTTTACTGACAATCTTTCTAATTTTATTAAAGTACGTAAAATTTTTCTTTAAGAAATGTTTTTGATTATTTCTTAGTGTTTCGTCGTATCCGGGTTTCTCAGGAACCCTAATCGAAGTACATCGACGTAAGCTCAACCCGAGGTTTTTGGGTGTGTTCCCATACATAACTCCAGAGTTGGCAAAACATGGACCAAAACGCGTTCTGTATAACCCATCGTATTCGTAGGCATACTTGTAATCGCGATCAAAATCAAGGTCATAATATTCGTCGAAATATTTAATTCCTTTTTTGATAATAAAACGATCTATGTTAAATTTAAAGTTTTTATTTATTTCACATTCTGTGGTGGTTAAAATATAAGGCATCGTGTTCGTTAAACCATCAAGAACACGGCCAAGTTCCTATTTTCGAGGCAGTTTATCCTCACCAGTATTAATTATCTTCCCAATGTAATCTGCTTCCTCACAAATATTGACATATCTATGGGCATGTGCTATGGCCAAATCTTTATCCCAATTGTTACTTGTCAACAAATAAACGATGTTAGAGAACAAATGTTTGTGAGGTTTTTGCAACCCATTATCAAAAATTAAATCGTCTAGTAAATATTGGTACACGTGTAGATCTGAGTAAAAGTTTTTTCCAACTTTATAAACCCAATTCATATTTGTTTCGGTCCTAGAATCATGGAAACACAAATCATGTATTGGATACAATTTAATCCCGGTGGAGAATATATCATTTCTGTTTAAGACTCTATCTATTGCAGATTTATAATTGTTACAATTTTGATAATAATTTCGTATGTCACCAATCAATAAGTCACGATCCTCTGCTAACAAGTTATTTATTGTGTTAACGTTATGAATAAAGATCTGAAAAGCTAACACCAATGGGTCGATGGGAACAAATCTTTGAAATCTATTAAATCTATTTCCAAAAATATATAAATTTATATTTTTGAATAATG